CACCGAGTACTTCAAGATTTTTGAGGACCTGTGCCCGATAGTACGGGTCTCTCATCGCGCGCTCAGAGTTAAGGCGGTCGTGAAGCCTGTTGGCCTGCTGCGAGAACTCCTCGGAACTCCGAAGGGCCTGTTTACCAATGAACGACGAATCTCTGGGTCTTCCGTCAAGAGGGGGAAGTACGGCGTCGAGAGCCTCCTGAGTTCTCGCCTGCTTGGCCGCGTCAAGCAGCTTAGGGTCGAGCCCAAGCTCGATGTCGGTCGCAAACTGCGTTGCTGCGCGAGCCTTCGGAGATTCCGTGGCGGATTCGACGATGTCGTCCGCCATATCAGACTTCAGCTTGTCGTAGAACGAAACCTGCTCAGCCATCTGAGACTCCTACTGGGGCGGGCTCTGGCCCGTCATCTGGGCCAGGCGCTGAACTTCTGCGAGAACTTCGGGCGGAAGGTCATCCATCTCGCCGCCGGCCTCTGCCTGTGAGACGGAACGCTGGGTCGGCTGACGACCACCGGGCTGCTGCGGCTTTTCTTCCTTGACGGCAGCACCGCCCTTTGCAACCTGCTGCTGCTGAGCCGCGGCAGCCTGCTGGGCCTGCGCCATCGCCTGCCGTGCCTGAGCCTCGGGGATGATGATGCGGTTGGGTAGACCCAGTCCGCTGACCAGCTCCTCGAACAGCTTGAACATGTCGACGTTCGGAGCCTGGGCGAGCAGCGGGACCATCGCCTGGAGGGTCTCGAGCAGGACAGCCGGATTCTTGCGGATGGGGTTGTACGACACCATCTCGAAGTCCATCTTGAGCTGCTTGAGCTGCTGGGTCCCGAGGTGGGTGAACAGGTCGCTGCCCGACAGACGCACCATCTTCGGCTTCTTCATGTACCGCTGCATCAGGTAGAACATCTTCGCAGCGACATCCTCGAGCGCCGTGTTCAGGTGACCCTCACGGGTCGCCAGCCGGGTCCGCATCTGCGCGTCGATGATGGCCATCTCGGTCGCGGTCTTGGCTCCAGCGACCTGGCCGCGAGCGGCCTCTGCCAGGGCGCTCTGGAAGGCAGCGTCGGCCTCGAGGCGGTTGATGAACGAGATGACCGCTTCGGGCACGTTCGGCCGGGGCATCTCGTAGAACAGCGCGCCGAAGTTCCGCATCTCGTCAACGCCCTCGGCGTCGACCGGCACGAACGAGCCGACCATGGCCTCCATCGCCTTGTCGAGCGTGGAGCTGTCGATCTTCCCGGCATCGTACAGAATCTTCGGGACGTTCAGGTAGGTGATGCGCTTCCACAGGGTCAGCAGCTGGTTGATGTTCGTCTGCTGGTCGAGGACCAGCTGGACCTCGGAGAGACCAGTACAGTCGATTCCGCTGTGGTTCAGCGAGAACATGCTGAACGGGACGAAGTCCAGCGTGCCCTTGAACAGCACGTGGTCAGCGCCCTTGTGGTAGTGGACGACCGTGTTGCTCTCGAGGTCGTAGAACTCGTAGACGATGATGCGCTTGTCGATGCCGGCGAACCGGGTCATCGAGGTCTTCTGCACATCGTCGAGCATCCAGGTCGGGAAGGTCTCCGGCTCGATGTCGTCGTGGTGCTCGTAGCGACCAGACTTGACCTTGGCCTTGTAGGCAGAAGGCGTGAGCGGGCAGGCCTGGATCCAGTACCGAATGTCGTTGTTGTCCCGAGCACTCAGGTCGAAGAACACCGAAGCAGGGTTCGGGTTGCTGACAACCGGGCAGTCGTTCTTGCTGTCCCACGACACCTTGAAGATGCCGCGCTTGCAGAGCACTGCATCCATGAGGGCCAGGGCCGATCGACGGCGCATGTTGACCGAGCGGAACGCCCACTCCATCAGCCCGTTCGTCGCACCTGCCAGGTCCTGGCTGTCGGGCGTCTGCGGCATCGCGGCGACCTGCGGGTTCGGTCCCAGCAGGCTGCTGATGGCAGTGTCGGTGATGGCGTAGATGAGGTTCTTCTGCGCATACATCGAAGACATGCGGGCATCGAGGATGGCCCCCTGCTTCTCGTACGTCTCCCAGAAGTCACCACGGTAGTAGGACCGAGCACGATCGAAGTCGTTCTTCTCGTAGTCCTTGTAGTACGCCAGGTGCTGGTCGATGAGGTCCTTGAGCTTGGCCACCTACCCTCCGATCGACTTCAGCGCAGCGGCGATGTTCTGGAGACGCTCTGCCTGGTTGGCGTGCGTCTCAGAGGCCTGACGAAGCTCGCCGACCATCTCGTCCATCTGCTCGGTCATGTCGTTGCTCACGGCCTCGGCGTGCTCCTCGCGGTGCATCTCACCGGGCCCCTCGTAGTCGTCTTCGTCCTCGTAGAACTCGTGCATGTACTTGGAGCCTTCCATGCACTCCATGCACCCACAGCCCTGGTCGTGGCCGTCCGGGTCCTGCACGACTTCCAGAATCACGGCCTCGGGGCCGAACTTCTGGAAGATGTGTGCCATGAGGTCCTTGAGACCAACCAGGTTCTGTGGGTGCATAGGGGACCTCACGCGCCCGTACGCTTCGGGGCGTTAAACATCTCTTCGAGATCCGCGGCCGTGATGATTCCCTGCGAAAGCATGAGCGCCTTCGTAGCGTCGTCCATCGCCATGTAGGCTTCGCGAGTAATCTTCTGACCACGCGCCGCAGTCGCGGGCGTCGAAGTGGCAACCGGAGCGGCTGCTGCGGCCAACGCGGGGGCCAGCGTCTTAGGAGTGCGCTTGAACCCCAGGTTGCGAAGAGCTTCCGATGTTCCGCCAGAGGCCGCCATCGGAGCAGCCGGAGCCGCGGGAGCCGCGGGAGCGGCCGCCAGCGGAGCCGCCGGAGCTGCCGGAGCAGCCGCGGGAGGACCGCCGGTCTTGTCTGCTTTGCTGGCCTTGTCGGCTTCGATAGCATCCATCGTGTTGGTGCCGACCATACCGTCGATTTCGAGGAGGCCTTTCTTGCTGCGCTGGTACGCTTCAACCGCCGCCTTGGTCTGAGTGCCGAAGTCGTTGTCGATTTCGCCCTTGTAGAAGTTGTTCTCCTTCAAGAACTTCTGGAGTTCGCCAACGCCCGCGCCCTTGGCTCCGACCGCGAACATCGGCGTTTCGCGCTTCCTGGCCGGGCGCGGTGCCTTGGGCTCACCCCCCATTGAGCCGACGCCCTCGGGCATCTTGCCCGCCCGCGGCGCAGCGCCTGGGACATCCTCGACCACGCTGGTGAAAGACGCGGCGTCGGTCTTCATGACATCGCCCGAGGGCATGTCACCGTAGCCTGCCGGCATCGGGAACATCCCCGGAGAGACCTTCTCTGCTGACTGGTAAGACATGGCCGCCTCATCCAGCCCTGCCTTGACGGCGGCGAGATCCCCAACGGGATCGTCCTTCATTCGGTCGCGACGACGCATCCGTGCCATGTCAGAACTCCTCAGCCCTTAGCGGCCATCTTGTTGAACTCAGCCGCGCCGTACTTCTTGCGCCCGGCGCTTGCGGCGATGGCCTTAGCCTGCTTACGGCTCTTGCCGCGCTTCATGAGGTCATCGACCATCTTCTGGAAGCGGCCGCCGCCCCCCGGCTTGGTCGACTTGCCCTTGTAGGTCTTGCCCAGCTTTTCCTTGGCGCTGTTCATGACCTTCTTCTTGGCGTCGGCATAAGCCTTCTTGGGGTTCTTCTTCACGGCTACCTCATCTTCGGCACGGTGAAGGGGGACTCCTGCCGACTGCGCCGCATGGTATCACGCTTGCGTTCAAGCAGCCCAAAGGGAATCTGGCCGGGCTGGACCTCCTGCATGAGTTCTTCGTCGTTGTTCTTCTGGCGAGCAGCTCTCCGGTCGTTGTAGCGCTTGACCTTGGCCAGCATGTCAGCGGCCATGATGTAGGTGCGCGCACGGTCGAAGTGGTGCCCGGCGTCGTCGTCACCCTTCTCGCGGCGGCTGAAGTCACCGTCGTAGCGGAGCAGCTGCTGTAGTCCGGAGCGCGAGCGGATGATGAGGTCATCTTCTCGAAGCAGTCGAACGAGGGCGAACTCGGCCTGGGCGATGCGCTTGTGTGTGGCGTACCAGCCGGGCTGGCGCTTGCTGTACGTGATCTTCACGCTCAGCTCACGCAGCGCAGTAATACAGCCTGCGTGGTTCGACTCCACCACGGCGCGGGCGTTGTTGTACCGCTGGCACACCAGCTGGATGCGTACGGCGAAGCGGTCAGGAGACTCTCGTCCCGACCACACGGCCACCTCGCGCAGGTCTTCCTTGTCGAAGACGGTCAGGGCGGCAGGGTCACCGACGTTGCCGAAGCCGGTCGGGTCTGCGTAGACCTCATACGTCCGACCTTCGATGGGAGCCTCGAACTCACCGCTGCCGTAGCTCCCCTCGGTCGGGTCCTCGAGCGCGGTGTCCAGCAGGGTCCGCAGGACTTCTTCCGGCATCATCGGGCGCTGGCTGCCGATCCAACCATCGTAGGGGTCGGACGGGTACTTCGCGCTGAACAGCCGGCTGTCGCCTACGAACTCGGACCGGAGGCGCGTACGCATGAAGTAGAGGTTCTCCATGTCCATGCCGTGGCGCTTGCCCATGTAGTCGAGTTCTTCCTCGGTCGGGACGAAGCCCTTCGAGGGCACGGGGATGCGGCAGGTCTCGTCCTTCCACCACTCGAGGAACAGCGGGAAGAACTGACCTTCGCGCCGCAGCGCCTCGTGCCACATCCGCTCGTGGTACGACCCCGCTCTTCCTGGCGTGCTCTCGACCACCAGCTTCGCATTCGGTCGCTTGTTGATGCCGGGGAACAGGTTGATGATGGCCTTTTGCTGGTGGATGGCCTCACCAAGCTCGGTGATGTGCAGGCGGTCGATGGAGTGACCGACAGCAGGGGCGCGGCCCTCGAGCGACTTGATGACGATGTTGCCGCCGTGAACGAACTCCAGCTCTCGCTTCGAGCCCTTGCTGCCCGTGGCGAGCGGCATCTTCACCGGGTCAGGGAGGTTTTCGTAGGCGAAGCGCAGCCGCCGGAAGGCCATCTCTGCCGTGGCGTTGGTGTCGGCGATGAGCATGCCAGCGATGCCCTGCAGGTACATGCAGTCGCGCAGCAGCAGGTGCATGAGCGTGATGGTCGTGATCTTCGCCTGCCGGTACTTCGTCACGAAGGTCCAGCGGTTCGACTCGATCGCTCGGATGGTCCGCACCTGAGCCTGGGTCGGGTTCAGGTAGCCGGTGCTCTCGTCCTCGCGAACGATCTTGCACATGCTCACAAACGCTTCAGGCACGCTGAACATCGCATGGACCGCCTTCGGGTCCATGTGCGGAGCCACGACAATCTGAGCACCCTGCCTCATGTCACACGCCTGTGTTCGAGAATGTCACGAGATGTCACGTGAAGATGGAGCTGCCCCTGTCTGCCATCACCTGCTCCGCGCGCCAGGTCTGCGCCCTGCGCTCGAACACCTCGAGGCCAAACTCCACCAGGGCGCGTAGCACCTCCGATCGAGTCACCTCGTCGGGGTCAATGCGACGACCGATGACTTCGGCAGCCACGTAGTCCCGGAGACTATCGACACGGTCGGATGTACCGCGGTCGTAGCGGGCTGCGATGTACTCTCTCTTTCGTCCCATAGGACCTCCTACGGGACCGTATCACAAGAAGAACACATGGGCGACGTGTCAACCCTTCGTGCGGTAGGCTTGCTCACCCAACAAGGAGGCTCCCATGCCGCTCATTCGTCAGGAAGAGGTCTACCCCGCAGCTCAGTACCCCTGGGCCCAGGCAGTCGAGATGGTCGCCAACGGCGCTGTCGCTCGCTACGACCTCGTCGTCGTCAACTCCGTCGCCGCCACCGGCAGCGTCATCCCGAAGGCTGCTCCCGCTGCGGCCGACGGCGCACTGCTGAACGCCGGCATCATCATGGTCGCGACCGGCGCAGCTGCTGACGGTGAGAAGTTCCTGGCGGTGCCCTGGGTGGTCATCACCGGCGTCGACACCAGCGCCGCTACCGCTGCGGGCTACCCGGTCTACCTCGACATCTCCACGTCGGCTGGCGGCTGGACCGCTACCAAGCCGTCGGGCGCAGATGACGCCGTGGTTCCCGTCGGCACCGTCCTGGTCGACGACGCCACTGACGGTGTGGTCATGCTCAAGCCGGGCACGGGTGCGCTCGAGGGCTTCGTCAAGGTCGGCACCGCGACGGTGGACTCCGGCACCGGCACCGTGGCTGTCGCTCTCGGAGCGAACTTCGCCGGTGCTCGCGTGGTTGTCACGTGGAGCGAGGATCCGGGCGTTGTCGCCGACGTGTACGCAACGGTCGACGGCTCTGGCAACATGACCATCGGGACCAACGCGACGCTCGGCGCTGACAAGACCGTCACCTACGTCGCTCGTTCCGGCGCACTCTGATTTAGCGGCAGCAAGCACGTCACTGGCACCGTTGCTCCGCCATACGTGCGCGCTGACCGCCGCCCCTGCTCTCTCCACACCACTCCGGAGAGGGCGGGGGCTCTTCACGTCTGTTGACATGTGTAGAACACGGTTGATATACAACCTGCACGCACCCAGTGTCGTTGAGCGGGCAGCCGCAAGGTCCGACAAGGCAGCTCCTGGGCAGGCGTAGAACGTCGTCAACTACTTCGCTCAACACCGTCTGCCTTTGCGCAGGAGCACACCATGGCTATTTCTACCGAGGTCCTGAACACGACCTACCGGCAGCTGAAGGGTCCGCTGATCGACACCTTCATGCGCCGCACCCCCCTCCTCGACACGCTCATGAAGAGCAACCGTGTCCGCCAGAACATCGACGGCGGCACGACCATCGAGCGCGCCATCATGACCGGTTCGCCGGCTCAGGGTCGCGGCATCTACAACGGCACCGAGCTGCTGAACCTCACCCGCAACAAGCGGACTGAGCAGCTCAAGGTCGAGCCGCACCGGCTCGCCGCTGCCATCGCCATCCCGAACCGCGAGCTGGCCCAGAACGACGGCCCCCTCGCAGTGATGCGGCTCATCGAGAAGTACCCCGAGGCTTTCATGAAGTCGACGGACCGCTGCCTCGAGGCCTTCTTCCTCAGCGGTGCTGCCCCCACGGGCAACCACTCGTTCAACACGACCGCTCTCTCCGGGTTCCTGACCCTGAACGGTCTGTTCTCGAGCGGTACCCTCACCGGCACCACCAACGGTCTGCTCGACTTCCAGAGCCCCGCAGACCAGACGACGGCTGCCCAGAGCGTCCAGTCGCTGCAGAAGGACGAGGCCAAGTTCTACTACAACCAGTACAAGGCCATCTCCTCCTGGTCCGCCGAGGGTCTCAAGAAGCTCGGTCAGGTCATCCGCCTCTGCGGTCACTACGGCGTTGAGGGTTCCCCGACCCTCGGCTTCATGGACCCCGACTCGATGACCAACCTCGAGGACAGCAAGCGCGGTCACGTCCGCGTCCAGCTGGTCGACGACGAGCAGGAGAAGTCGGACCTTCACACCATCACCCACAACGGTGTGACGTTCCACGAGTCCCTCGACATGGACCGTACCCTCTCGGTGTTCAGCGGCACGGCCATGGCCAACGGCGGCGGCTACGTCCTGAACCCCGCGTACTTTGAGCTGAGCGTCCTCCAGGAGGCTGAGCTGTCGGACTTCGAGGACATGATCGCTTCCCAGGACGTGGTCGTCTCGAAGTTCAAGTTCCACGCCAACCTCATCTGCACCAACCTCGTTGCCCAGGGCTGCTTCAGCGGCTCGGCTCTCTGATAGGAGGCAATCATGCCCAGCATTCAGGCTATTGCTGACGCGCTCAGCACGACCTTCACCGACGAGCGGTACCCGCTCGGCACCACCTACGTTCAGACTGACGCCGAGGTCAAGAACGGCACTTCCGGCGTTAGCGACACCACCACGTTCAGCCTGCTTCAGGGTGAGCGGGTGTG